GCAAATCTGAAACGGCGACCCAAGGTGAAGCCGTGGACAGCGGCAGGGGGCTGGTTCGCAAGGTGCTGATCGAACCGCTGTGCAATGCTGGCCTGAAACGGGGCAAGGGGCAGTCGGAGCGCGCGTTGGCTGAAAGCCTTGAGCATCTTATTGGGCAGCTCGATCATATGAGCGCCGAGAACTTGCGCACGCTGGCGGATGTGGTGATGGATCATGCCGCCGCGCCGGGGGTGGGGTTTGGCATCTGGCCGGCTGAGGTGTTGATCGTGGGATGGGCAAAAGGCATGCAGCCACGGCCCTTCCGTTTGCACCGTATCGTCACGTCCTGGTTGGCCTCCGTCGAGGGGCCGGTTGCCGATGCTGGCGGCTATCTGGTGCAGTTGTTTCGCTTCCTTCGGCGCCATTGCCGCCCACCGACGGCCTATGATCTGACGTCGATCAAGCAGCAGGCTGCCGAGGACAATCGGCGACTGTCGATGATTTCGGATCGCACGGCGCGGGGGGCGGCCAGTCAGGATGATCAGGCATGGCATGCGGCGTACCTCGCCGATGAACAGCAAGCTCGGGCCTATGTTGATCAAGGCCGCAGTGGGCGCCAAGGTATTGAACAGGGCAAGGCAGACGCCGCATGACAAAAGAATTTGACCGCCCGCCTTACGCTACGATCTTTGACACACGCGCCGGGGCAGAGCGGCGCGCGGCAGAAGCAGGGCGCATAGCAGCGATGCTTGACCGTGCGGCCCCACCGATCAGCATGCAGGCAGCGCCCGTCGCTCCGGCGCGCGGTGTGATGCAGTTGGTGCCGGAGTTCGAGGTGTTGCCAGGCGGCACCCGGCGTCGGGCCTCGGCGCATTGGCGGGAGGTCTGTGCGCTGGAAGTGATGGTTGAGCAGGCTCGTCTGCGGCATGATGGCGACAGCCCCTTCGTGCCACCCTTCACCGCTGCCCAGATCGCCACGGCAGAGCAGTATCGCGCGCTGACAGAATGGCGGGATGGGTCTGGCATCAAATGCGCCAGTATCGAGGCGGGCCGTGCCTGTGCCGGTGGCGGGTCGGACTTCCTCCAGCGCTTCCTTGATCGCGGCGCGACGCTGGATGCTGTGCATCGCGCCATTGGTAGCGGTGCGGCGATGGTGCCGCGCCGTCATATGGATCGTGGCAATAGCCGCCATGCAATCTCTGATCGGGCGGCGGTTGACCTCGTGGTGCTGGTCGGGCGGGATCTGAGCGCGGTGCTGGCACAGTTCGGCTGGCCAGCGAACGGACTGAACCGAAAAGGCCTGCGCGCTGCCCTGTGTGCTGCGCTGGAACGCATGCGCGATCTGTTGGGGTGAGGCACTACAGAAAGGGACTTGACGCTTATGTCCGCCGTAGGCATAGTCCTTGGCATCATCTACAGCCACGCCCGAAGGGAACCACCCTGCGGGCGTTTTGCGTTTAAGGGGGTCGGCATGGCCAAGCTTTCGCGGATGCCACCCCTGATCGCCAATCTGGCCCCGCATGTGGGCTTCCTTGAAGATACGCCCGCCAGCCAATCCCGCGCGCGCGATCAGCGTCACGCGTGGCGGGCGTGGTATAAGACGGCGCGCTGGCAAGAGTTGCGCTGGTCGGTGCTGGTGCGTGATCTGTTCACCTGCCAGTTCTGCGGGCAGATTGAGGCCGATACATCAAAGCTGGTTGCGGATCACCGCATCCCGCATCGCGGAAACGCCCCTCTGTTCTGGGACGCCGCGAACCTGCAGTGCCTGTGCAAGGCCTGCCACGACAGTACAAAACAGGCGACCGAACGGCGTGGGGAGGGGGTGGGTCGATCCCTCAGGCCCCCGCGCCCCTAGACCGGTGGGCCAGCCATCTGGAGGTTTTTTTCCCATGGGGATGAATTTGGACGGGGAGGGTATCGAGCTTGATCTGCTTGGGGATCCGCTTCGCCCGATCCGTGATCCGCGCGGTCGACCATCTTTTGCTAAAAACAAAGAAAATCAACAGCTTGTGATTAGTTTGCGTGCTGCGGGCTGGACGCAAGATCAGATTGCGACCTTTATGGGGGCTGACGCCAAGACGTTGCGCAAGCATTTTTCCCGTGAGCTGGATCATGGCGCTCTGTTTCTTGAAGGTATGGCGGTTCAGGTGCTGGTCAAGGAAATGCTCAAAGGCAATGTGACTGCAACCAAACGGGTCTTGGAAATTGCCCAGGCGGCGAATGCGCCGAAAGGCAAGCCCGAAGCAACGCCCGCGCGCATGCCATCAGTGGGCAAGAAGGCCCAGCTTGTGATTGACGCCCAGCGTCCTTCGCAAGGTTGGGGCGATTTGGTGAACTGAGGTGGCCTTTGACTTCGCCTGCCACGATTGGGCAGACAGGCTACAGCGTGGCGACACACCAATCGCCGATCTGCCGCTGAATGCCGAGGAAGCTGCGCGCGCGGTGGCGATCTTTAACAAGCTGCGACTGCCGGATGTGATCGGTCAGCCGGAGCTGCGCGACGCTGCTGGCGATTGGATGCGCGACATCGTGCGTGCCATCTTCGGATCAATGCAAACCTCAGGCCTCGGGCCGGAGGTTCGGCAGGTGGGGGAGGTGTTTATCCTTGTCCCGAAAAAGAATGCCAAGACCACCTCGGCGGCCGCGATCGCCCTGACATTCATGTTGATGAACAAACGGCGCAATGCCGACATGCTGATTATCGGGCCGACACAGAAAATCAGTGACGTCGCCTTCGAGCAGGCCAGGGGGATGATCGAGGCCGACCCGGACGGATACTTGCAGAAAAGGTTCCAGGTACAGGATCACAAGAAGCAAATCAAAGACCGCACGAATGGCGCGCGCTTGATGGTGCGGACCTTTGGGATGGACGTTCTGACCGGGGCAAAGCCCGTTTTTGCGCTGATTGATGAAATCCACCTGCTGGGGACCATCCCTTATGCAGCAGATGTCATCCGCCAAATCCGGGGCGGCATGATGCCGTTCCCGGAATCGGTACTGGTGATGATCACGACACAATCGGATCATCCACCGGCAGGGGCGTTCAAGACAGAACTGCAATACGCAAGGGGTGTGCGGGACGGGACGATTACGGATCGCGTGCGGATGCTGCCGGTGCTGTATGAGTTCCCGGAGGCGATGCAGATCAGCGACGAAAAAGCGTGGCAAGACCCGGCTGTTTGGCACATGGTCACGCCAAATCTGGGCCGATCGATCTCGCTGGACGCGCTGCAGGACGGGTTCACGCGGGCCAAAATGGATGGCATGGGCGAGTTGATCGCCTGGGCAACCCAGCATTTGAACGTGGAAATCGGGCTCGCGCTTCACAACAACCGCTGGATCGGCGCAGATTTCTGGCTGGCAGCGAAAGAGTCGCAGCCGATGACGCTGGCTGCCCTGATTGCCCGGTGCGAGGTCGCAGTTGTCGGGATCGACGGCGGCGGCGCGGATGACCTGTTGGGCCTGAATGTCACGGGGCGCGATAAGCTGACAAAGGGCTGGCTGAGCTGGTCGCATGGTTTCGTGCATCCGATCGCATTGGAGCGGCGGAAAGAGATTGTGCCGGTTCTGCGGGACTTCGAGGCACGGGGCGAGCTGACGATCTGCAAGCATGCGGCTGAAGATCATGCCGGGGTTTGCGATATCGTCGGCCAGCTGCTGGACGCAGGCCTGCTGCCGGATGCGGCTGCCATCGGGCTTGATCCGGCGGGCGTCTCGGCGCTGGTGGATTCGCTGTCGGCCATTGGCGTAACAGCCGAACAGATGGTTGCTGTCGGGCAGGGCTATCGGCTGTCGTCGGCGATCTGGGGCATGGAGCGCAAGCTGATGGATGGCACCTATCGCCATGCCGATCAGCAGATCATGACCTGGTGCGTTGGCAATGCCCGCGCCGAACAGAAGGGCAATGCCGTTCTGATCACGAAAGAAACTGCGGGGAAGGCCAAGATCGATCTGCTGATTGCAGCGTTCAACGCCTTCACCCTGATGAGCCGAAATCCCACTGCAGGGGCACCGACCACGCCCTGGGATGAAGACCCCAACTATAGCCTGGTGGCATGATGAAATTCTTTGGCCTTGATATCCAGCGGCAGCAGCGCAGCGCAGTCGTGCAGCAAAGCTCGAGTGAATTCCTTCAGGTGTTGGGGCTTGAAGCGTTTGGGCGCAGCGCGGCAGGAATTTCGATCGATGAAGCGACGGCGTTGAGCGTTCCGGCGGTTTTCGCCGCGGTGAATTTCATCGCAGGAACGATCGCAGGGCTGCCCCTCAACCTCTACAAGCGGGTGGGCGACAAGCGGAACCGAGTGACCGATACGCCGCTGGCGATGCTGCTGCATGATGCGGTCAATGACGAAACGTCTTCCTTTGATTGGCGCAAGCATAAATTCGAGCGGATCCTGACAGGTGGGCGTGGCTTGAGTTTCATCGAGCGTTCGCAAACCAAGGAGATCACGAATTTCTGGGCGCTTGATCCGTCCAAGGTCACGATCAAGCGCGATGATATTGGCCGGAAAACTTATGAGTACCGGGATTCCGGCGGGGTAAAAATCTATGCGGCCAGCGAGGTGATTGATCTCAGCTTTATGCTGCATGCCGATGGCCTGCGTCATCGGGGGCCAATTTCTACCGCGCGCGACACGATCGCATTGGGCATTGCGGCGACGCGCTTCGGGTCGAAATTCTTCGAAAATGGCGGTGTTCCTCCCTTCGCCGTGACCGGAAATTTCCAGTCTGGCCGCGCCATGGAGCGGGCTGCGGAAGATTTTGCAGCAGCTGTGCGCAAGTCGGCGCGGGAATCGCGGCAAGCGTTGGTGCTTCCCTCCGGTCTGGATATTAAGGCAATCGGAACGGATGCCGAGAAATCGCAACTGGTCGAACTGAAGCGCTTTGTCGTCGAAGAAGTTGCCCGGATTTATGGTCTGCCTCCGGTCTTTCTGCAGGACTTGA